ATTGACACCAGTTCCCTGCAAAAATTTAGGCAATAAAAAACCCCGCCGAAGCGGGGTTGGTTGGGTCGGGATACTTTTCAGAAGGCATTCTCGGCGGCCTGATCGGCATCGATAAACATCTTTACAGCGGCCATCATAGTGGTAAGCGGGATATTTGTTTCGCCCTGTTCCTGTAGGGTTTCCCAAAGGCAAACGGCAAGGTAGTTCGCGGATTCGTGGTCTAGTATCATTTTGCTATCTCCGGTTAGTAGGGCGGCTTGCGCCGCCCCGGTCAATTTACTGGCCGTCGAATTCGTCAAGGCCGTCCAGCAGGTAAGCGCACAAGTCGCCGTATTCTTCGCTGGCTTTCATCTTGTTCAACAAGTCGCGCAGGGTTTGGGCGGCTTTGGCTGCGCTGCCTTTGCGGGCGATTGTGCAAGCGTACGTTGTCGCGGTCTCGGCCGTGCCGATATGTGTCTTACCCTTGGCGGCTTTGTCTTCGGTCTCGGCCGCTTCATCATCCGACGCCACGTCCGCGCCTGCTGCCTTGGTCTCGGCCGCTTTGGCCTTGGCCTTTGTGCGGGCCTTGTTTTCGTCGTAGGCCTTGCCCTCGTTGACTGCCGCGCGGAATGCCGCGAGGATGTTTGACGCGCTGGCCGGTTTCTTACCTTCGCCGAACCGCGCGGTTAGGAAAGCTTGGCAAAGCTTGCACGTGCGCACTGACTTGCCAATTACTACTTTGGCATCGCGCAGTTTCTTTGCTGACGCTGCCATTGTTTCCTTGGCAGTGGCTGCCGTGCGTGCTGCCGTGCCGAATTCGCTCACAATACGCACCTGCTCGGCCTGCGACAGAGTGATAATAGCCTTGCCTGCTTTGTTGATTTGCTTTGCCATTTTGTTATCTCCGGTTAATCCGGCCGCTTAATTGCAACCGGGATTTAATAGTCTCATATATCTGTCCGTTCGTCAATCTTTATCTACGTTAACGTCCGACGTTAAGTTTCCGATCCCCGCGACCCCACCGTGGGGGCACCCCCCGATCTGTAGGATGGGACTCCTCCGCCCCGCTGCGCTGTGTTTTACACATTAGATACGCACTTCCACAAACTCAGACCCCCACCCCCTTACATTTTTGGCAACACAGCATCAAAAGCTTTCTACAGAAACACACCCCCCTTGCTTTCCAAATCGTCCACCCCCGGGGGGTATATTTTTTAGAAAACATGTTATAGTGCGCCCGTTGGGAAAGCGGATGCTGCAGGTTTATTAACCCGTCTTGCTTGTCTGTGAGTGCGATGCAGTTCCGCAAGTACCAACACGATCTAGCGTCAGTACGGTGGGACGTACAGCCCGATAAGGGATGGACGGGGTTCGAATCCTAACGCTAGGCCAGACAATCAGCTTTGCTGAACATGACAACTTATGCCCCTGCTGATCACACCTGAAGTCGGGATACCGCTGCCCCTCGATGTCACACCCGAGGAGGTAGAACAATTCCGTGAGCGAGCAGCCGCCGCTGTGGCGACGCTCCGTGAGCTTATGGAGTCGGGTGCAGAGGTTGAGGTGTCTGACTCAGACAGTGTTGTAGCGCATCAAATCTTCGCGGGCCAGCAACCCCTCTCTGTTGCCAAGACTCCTCCCGGTGCGATCCTCAAGCTTGAGGCCATGCTGTCGCACTACGATCACGAATTCCTCGGTGCCAACCGCAGGATTGCCAACTACGTCACCAACCGACTGCTAGAAGAAACCGAAGACGAAGATCCCAAGGTGCGTCTGAAAGCACTGGAACTTCTCGGTAAGCGTCGTGGTGTGAACCTCTTCAGCGATCAGCTGGAGGTCACTGTAAAACAAAAACAAACGCAAGACTTAGAGACCGAACTTACCTCCCTGTTGGAGAAGTACATGGGGAATGCGGAAGTGGTGGATGTTGAGGTTAACGAAAGCCCCGACCCCCTTCTTGATATTGACGCAGAGTTGGCAGCACTAGATGACGCAGATACAGACGGCGAAACCGAGCCTTCTGGAAGCCCTGAAGAGTAACCCGGCACTCCTAGCCACGCTGCCTGAAGAAGTACAACGCAAGGCAGCCGAACTACTGGAGGAGTTGGCGACTCGCAAGGAGTCCGAGAAGGCAAGACATGACTTTATGGCATTCGTCCATAAGGTCTGGCCGTCATTTATTGATGGCGCACACCACAAGAAGATGGCACAAGCGTTTGAAAAAGTGGCTCGTGGAGAGATCAAACGCCTGATTATCAACATGCCCCCTCGCCATACCAAGTCTGAGTTCGCTTCCTACCTGCTACCGGCATGGTTCCTTGGTAATTTCCCGGGTAAAAAGGTCATCCAAACGTCTCACACCGCAGAACTTGCAGTCGGCTTTGGTCGAAAAGTGCGTAACTTGGTGGACTCAGACATCTATAAAGGTGTTTTCCCGGACGTGGCGCTGCGATCAGACTCCAAAGCAGCGGGTCGATGGAACACAAACGCTGGTGGTGACTACTTCGCTATTGGTATTGGCGGTGCGGTGACCGGTAAAGGCGCGGACATCCTCATTATTGATGACCCGCACTCGGAACAAGAGGCGGCGCTGGCCGAAGTGAACCCGGAAATCTACGACAAGACCTACGAGTGGTACACATCCGGCCCTCGCCAGCGTCTGCAGCCGGGCGGGGCAATCATTATTGTGATGACGCGGTGGTCTAAGAAGGACTTGACCGCGCAAGTGTTGAAGTCAGCTGCCCAACGGGACGGCGATGAGTGGACGGTGATTGAGTTTCCCGCAATTCTCCCGTCTGGCAACCCTCTGTGGCCTGAATTCTGGTCACTGAACGAACTCCAAGCCCTCCGAAACGAACTGCCCAACCAGAAATGGATGGCGCAGTACATGCAGCAGCCGACATCGGACGCATCGGCCATTATCAAGCGCGAATGGTGGCAGGAATGGGAGGATGACAGCCCGCCGCAATGCGAATGGGTACTGCAAGCGTGGGATACGGCGTTCGAAAAGCACAACCGGGCTGACTATTCGGCATGCACGACGTGGGGAGTGTTCTACCAAGAGGATGATGCTGGGGTTATGCAGGCCAACATCATCATGTTGAACGCCTTCAGGGATCGACTGGAGTTCCCGGCGCTAAAACGCAAGGCCATACAGCAGCGCGATGAGTGGGATCCTGACTCTATCATCATCGAGAAGAAGGCAACCGGGGCACCACTGATATATGAGCTTCGGTCGATGGGCATTCCTGTACAGGAGTTCAGCCCGGGTAAGGGTCAGGACAAGATTTCAAGATTAAACGCGGTATCGGACATCTTCGCATCCAAGCGGGTCTGGGTACCGAGTACACGGTGGGCAGAAGAAGTAATCGACGAGGTGGCATCCTTCCCCGGCGGGGAGCACGATGACTTTGTGGACTCGGTGTCCCTCGCACTGATGAGATTCCGACAAGGTGGCTATATCCGCTCCGTCATGGACGAGCCGGATGAGCCGAGAGAGTTCAGGCGCAAGAAGGCGTACTACTAAGGTTAAGGAAGAGTTATGGCTATTGATAAAGCACTAAACCAAGCCCCGCTAGGCTTGGGTATGGGTGAACTGCTACCCAATGATGAACCAGCTCTGGAGATCGAGATTGAGGATCCGGAGTCGGTAAAGCTGGGTATGGACGGTCTGGAGTTGGAGATCGAGCCGAACGAGGACGGCGCTGAGGACGATGAGTTCAACGCCAACCTTGCGGAGTACATCAGCGAAGACGTACTGACCTCACTGGCGGGTGACCTGATTGGTGAGTTTGATGAGGATGTGTCCAGCCGCAAGGACTGGATGCAGACCTACGTCGATGGTCTTGAGTTGCTGGGCATGAAGCTGGAAGAGCGTAGCGAACCGTGGGAGGGGGCTTGTGGCGTATACCATCCGTTGCTGGCCGAAGCATTGGTCAAGTTTCAAAGCGAAACGATCATGGAGACTTTCCCGGCTGCTGGGCCTGTTAAAACGCAGATCATCGGTAAAGAGACTGCTGCGAAGAAAGAAGCGGCTGAACGCGTCAAGAATGACATGAACTACCAACTCACCGACGTGATGGTTGAGTATCGCGGTGAGCATGAGCGCATGCTGTGGGGCTTGGGTCTGTCAGGTAACGCGTTCAAAAAGGTGTACTTCGACCCGTCGATGGATCGTCAGACCGCAGTGTTCGTACCAGCGGAAGATGTGGTGGTGCCGTACGGCGCGTCTGATCTGGAGTCGGCAGAGCGCGTGACCCACGTCATGCGCAAGACTGAGAATGAGCTTCGTCGCCTGCAGGTGGCTGGCTTCTATCGTGACGTGGAGTTGGGTGACCCGTCTAACACGATGGACGATGTGGAGAAGAAGATCGCGGAGAAGATGGGCTTCCGCGCAACCACTGATGACCGCTACAAGCTGCTGGAGATGCAGGTCTTCCTCGACCTTGAAGGGTATGAGGATCGTGATGACAACGGCAAACCCACCGGCATCGCACTGCCCTATATCGTCACTATCGACAAAGCCACACAGACTGTTCTCGCCATCCGTCGCAATTGGCAACCGGATGATGAGTTCAAGCAAAAGCGCAGCCACTTCGTGCACTACGGGTACATCCCGGGCTTTGGCTTCTACCACTTTGGCCTCATCCACCTGATCGGCGCATACGCTAAATCGGGTACTTCACTGCTTCGCCAACTTGTCGATGCGGGTACGCTGTCTAACCTGCCGGGCGGTCTCAAGACCAAGGGTATGCGTACCAAAGGGGATGACACCCCCATCGCCCCGGGCGAATGGCGTGATGTGGATGTTGCCTCCGGCACTATCCGCGACAACATCCTGCCGCTGCCGTACAAGGAACCGTCGCTGGTTCTGAAGCAGTTGATGGATCAGATTGTGGACGAAGGCCGTCGCTTCGCGTCTGCCGCTGACCTGCAAGTGTCGGATATGTCCTCGCAGTCGCCGGTTGGTACCACGCTGGCGATCCTTGAGCGTCAACTCAAGATCATGTCGGCTGTTCAGGCACGCATCCACTACGCGATGAAGCAGGAGTTCAAGCTCCTGAAGACCATCATCGCTGACTACACGCCGGAAGAGTACTCGTACGACCCGGAAGAGGGTAACCGCCACGCCAAGAAGTCGGACTACGACAATGTCGAGGTGATCCCGGTCTCTGATCCGAACGCAGCGACCATGTCGCAGAAGGTGGTTCAGTACCAAGCAGTCATGCAGATGGCCCAAGCCAACCCACAGATCTATGACATGGT